AACCTGCGCCAGCAGCGGATGCGCAGCCGCAGCCGGTGCCGGTCGTCGAAGACGCCCCCGCGAGGTCGCTCGAAGAGCGTGCCGAGCCCGGCACCGTCGCCGAGGGCGACTTCGTCTCGTGGGGCTCCGCTGGCGGGCGAGCTCGCGGACGCATCGACTACGTGATGGGCAACGGCACGCTTGATGTGCCGGGCACCGACTTCAAGATCAACTCGACCGAGGACGACCCGGCGGCCCTCATCACGGTCTACGAAGAGGTGAGCGGCGGTTGGCGGGCTACCGAGACGCAGGTCGGGCACAAGGTCGCGACGCTGACGAAGATCGACGCGTTGCCGGAGCCGCCGCCTGCGGAGGAGCCACGGGCGAAGCCACGGAGGCGACGACGTGGCTAAGTACGACCACATCGACTTCTCGCCTCCCGAGGGCGTGCGGACTGAGGCACAGAAAGGGCTCGATTGGCGAAGAGAGTACGGACGAGGCGGCACGGCAATCGGCGTAGCTCGCGCTCGCGACCTGAGCAACGGAGTGACGATCAGCCCCGAGACGGCACGCCGGATGAAGGCGTACTTCGACAGACACGAGGTGGACAAGCAAGGCGAAGGGTGGAGCCCGAACCAGAACGGCTTCCCGTCGAACGGCCGGATAGCATGGGCTCTATGGGGTGGCGACTCGGGGTATTCATGGAGCAGAAAACTTGTGACGCAGATGAACGCAGCAGACGAAAGCGAAAGGAGCACGACGATGAACATCGAGCGTCGCAGCCTGGCGATTGACGAGATCGAGTCGGCGGTCCCGCTGCTCGCGGTGGAGAGCCGCAGCGAGGACGGGGCCGAGCGTGAGTACATCGTCGGCTACGCCGCGAAGTTCGGCGTTCTGTCGCTCGATCTCGGTGACTTCGTTGAGCGGATCGACCCCGGTGCGTTTGGCATCGTCGCCGAGCGTCGCGGGCGGCGGAAGCCGTTGGAGACTCGCGCCCTCTGGAATCACGACGCGAACTACCCGCTCGCGAGGTATCCCGGCACGCTGTCGATGAGCGTGGACGAGATCGGGCTGCGGTATGAGTTCCCGGTGCCCGACACGTCTTACGGGCGGGACATCGCGAGCAACATCCGTGCGGGCATCGTCAAGGGCTCGTCGTTCTCGTTCACCGTGCCGAGCGGCGGCGACTCGTGGGCGGTCGAAGATGGCCGCAGTGTGCGGACCATCCAGAGGGTGGATTCTCTGATCGATTTGGGACCAGTCTGCTTCCCGGCATACCCGGATGCCGACGTGAAAGTTGCCCAGCGGTCCTACGATGCGTTCCGGCACGAGCGGAATCGACAGTGGGCGATCACGCTGGAACTTCGCAGGCGGATTCCAGAACTCCACGAGTACCTCAAGACGCATGGCCGCTAGTGGCGACTCGTGCCCGAAGTGCCGGGCCGGTGTGTACGTGATCGCGTCGAGTCAGCGGTCTGGCGACTACCAGACGCGATATCTGCGCTGCCCGAGGTGCGGTGCGACCGACAAACAGACGCTCCTGGCGGTCGAGGTGCGGCGGCGGAAGTTGTTTACTAACGCCCCGTCGTGACTGGATGGGTGCCGGTCTGGCTCCGTAGGTTCTTGGATAGGTGGCGTGAGCGCCGCCGCATCCCGACCAAGGAGTCACGCTCGTGGACAAGATCAAGGCACTGCTCGACGAACTCGCCGCTGTCGTCGCCGAGATGGAGGCGATGAGCGAGACCCCGGCTGAGGACGGCGCTGAGCCGATGACCGAGGAGCAGGAGGCGTCGCTCCGCTCGCTCGAAACCCGTGCCGACAAGCTCCGCGAGCAGATCGAGTTCCTGCAGCGCGTGCAGGCGAAGGAGCTCGAGCTGCGTGCCGTTCTGGAGCGTGGTGCCCCTGCCAAGGCGGTCGAGAAGGCCGCCGTCACCGAGGAGAGCCCCGTGGAGAAGCGTACCGTTCCCGCGATCCCCGTGTCGCACGGACCGCTCAAGGCGTTCCGCAGCGCCGAGTCGGCGTACCGCGCTGGTATGCACCTGCGTGGCTACGTGTTCGGCGACGCCGAGGCCCGTCGGTGGTGCGTCGATCACGGCGTCGAGAGCCGCGCCCAGGCGGGCGGCGTCAACTCGCTCGGCGGCGTGCTGACCAGCCCCGAGCTCAGCAACGAGATCATCCGGCTCGTCGAGGAGTACGGCGTCTATCCGCAGTTCGCTCGTCGGGTGCCGATGAACAGCGACACGCTCAACATCGCCCGTCGCACCGGTGGGCTCGCCGCTCGGCCGGTCGGCGAGAATGCCGAGGTGCTCGCTAGCGACGTGACGTTCGACAACATCGAGCTCGTCGCGAAAATCTGGGGCGTGGCGAATCGCGTCCCGAACTCGCTGCTCGAAGACTCGGTCATCGACCTCGCCGATCTGATGGCGGTCGAAGTCGCCCAGGCGTTTGCCGAGGCGGTGGACAACTCGGGCTTCGTCGGTGACGGCACCAGCACCTACCACGGTGTCGAGGGCATCACGCGGAAGATCGTCAAGGCGGCTCACTCGGCGTCGGTGGTCACGACGACCGCCAGCACCGAGGATCAGTACAGCGAGCTCACGATGAGCAACTTCACGGCCCTGGTCGCGAAGCTGCCGTTGTACGCTCGCCGCAACGCCCGGTTCTTTATCTCGCCCGCTGGTTGGGGCACTGCAATGCTGCGGCTCGCGATGCTGCCCGGCGGTGCGAGCGGCCCTGGCGGCAACTCTTCCAGCGACGTGGCTGCCGGATTCGGCGAGCGGTTCCTCGGCTACCCCGTGACGCTGGTTCACTCGATGCACTCCTCACTCGATGATTCGAGCGGCGAGGTGGCGTGCCTCTTCGGCGACCTCTCGCAGGCCGCCGTCTACGGCGAGCGTCGGGCGATCCAGATTCGCACGGCGTCCGAGCGGTACATCGAGTACGACCAGACCCTCACGTTCGCCACGACCCGCAACGCGATCGTCGTGCATGACGTGGGCTCGACGACCAAGGCTGGCCCGGTCGTGGCTCTCAAGTTCGGCTGATACGGCGACTGACTCTCAACCCTCCGAGGAGATCTGAACAGTGAACCATCTCGAAGCCACGAAGTCCGTCGTCGGCCACACCGAGAACCTGACGGCGGCGCAGACCCACACGCTGGTGATCGACCGTCTCGGCTACGAGTACGTGTCGCTCGACGTGTGCCAGGAGCCGTGGGCGAACGCGGGCTACACGAGCCAGGCGGCGTTCACAGTGCTCAAGCTCGAAGAGTCGGACAACAACTCGTCCTACTCAAACGTCACCGAGTTCGTCGGTGGCGGCACCGGTGGATTCACGATCCCGACGCCGACCGCCACCGCTGGTGACGTGGTCGTGCGGATGGACGTGGACTGCCGGGGCAAGAAGCGCTACCTCAAGGTCACCGCCACGCCCTACACGACCGGCACCGTCTACACGGTCGCCCGGCTCGGCAAGGGCAACGACGGTCCCGTCTCGGCCTCCGCGAAGGGCGTCAACGCCACGGTCAGCGGCTGACCGACTTGACACGACCGACACAGTGAGCGGCGGGTGGCGACGAGCCGCCCGCCGTTTTCACTTGAGGGCTTGCCTGTGATCGTTCAGGTCGGCGATACGTCGGTCGAGGTGCGTGCCGAGGCGGTGCTGTCGGCTCCGAGGTTTGGGCCCCTCACCAACGTCTTCGCATTCGTCGAGAGCCTCATGCCGCTGCACATCCGCCCGACGCTCGGGCAGGGTGCGTTCTGGGCGCAAGTGCTGACCCGGATGCTCGAGGAGTTCTCGGACAAGACCGAGTACATCATCACGCTGGACTATGACACGTTCGTCACACGCTCAGATGTCGAACGCATGTTCGCGATCGCGATGACCTGCCAGTGCGACGCTCTCGCCCCGATCCAAGCGAAACGCGAGGACGGGCGTCCGATGCTCACGCTCCTCGACACGATGGACGACCCGCCCGCCGACGGCAAAACGGAACTGCCGCTGTCGTGGTTCGCTGAGCCCGTCCAGCAGGTCGATACGGCTCATTTCGGCTGCACAGTGATCAGCACCAGGGCGCTCAGGCGAACGCTCAAGCCGTGGTTCCACTCGAAGCCCGACGCCGAGGGCGGCTGGGGCGACGGGCGGATCGACGACGATCTGTGGTTCTGGCGGCAGTTCAGGGCGTCGGGCAACCGCCTCTTCATCACGCCCCGCGTCGTCATCGGTCACGGCGAGTACGTCATCTCGTGGCCGAGCAAGGATTTCTTGGGTCCGGTGTTTCAGCACACGACGAACTGGCAGCGGACGAAGAAGCCGCCGGAAACTGCATGGAGGGTCGGCGAGTGACGACAATCAGAGTACGGATGCTGCGTGCCTACGGTGCCTACAAGGCGGGCGAGCTCGTCGAGGTAGACGAGGGGTTCGCCGCGCGGCTCTTGGCGTGGGGTTACGCCACGCGGGAAACGCAGCAATCGCTGATCGAGACGGCAGCGGTGGAGCCGGTCGCGGAGCGAGCAGACGTGACGCCACGACGCAGGGGGCGACGGCATGAATGACGGCAAGCGATATCGCAGCCTCAAGGTGCAGACGCAGCCGGTTGTCGAACCGGTGAGCGTCGCCGACGCCAAGGATCACATTCGCGTCGATCACAACACCGACGACGCCTACATCGCTGCGCTCATCTCGGCAGCTCGCGAGTACTGCGAGACGTACATGGACGAGACGCTCGTGGACACGCAGTACGTCATGCGGCTCGATGCGTTCCCATCGGTCATCGAGTTGCCGCGCCCGCCGATGAGCCAGACCACCGGTCGCACGGCGGTGTCGATCGTCTACACCGCGAGCGAGGCGGGCAACACTGCGACGCTCTCGACGACCGAGTACCGCGTCGATCGTGACGCGAAGCCCGGCACGCTGCGGACGCTCTACGCCGGATCGTGGCCGAGCCACCTGCTCGACTACGGCAGCGTGACGGTCACGTGGTGGGGCGGTCGCGGCGACGACGGCAGCAAGGTTTCGCCGAGGGTCAAGGCGGCGATCCTCATGCTCGTCGGGCAGTGGTATGAGCGTCGCATGGCGGCCGACTCCGTGTCGCTCTCCGAGATGCCGTTCGGCGTGAAGGCGCTGCTCGACTCCGTGAAGTGGGGGAGCTACACGTGAACGGACGCATCATTGTCGATTCTCAGTTCACTGACACGGCGTCGGCCACGGGCGTGTCCTCGACGAAGGTCGTGGCGCTCCAGACCTCAAACGAGTACACGTCTGGCAAAGTGGCCGTCGTCTCTGGCACGTGCGGCACGTCAGCCGTGACGATCACGCTCGCCTCGCCTGGGTACACGGCGGCGTCGGGCTCTGCCGTGTCGTTCTCGTCCGTCTCTCGCGTCGTGTTCTCGGCGACCGGCGCGACGCTTGTGAAGTGCGTCGGCGGTGCCACGGGCAAGCCGCTCGTGATGTCGCGTGCGTCGCAGGGTGCCGTGTCGGAAGTCGGATCGACCGAGACCTCGCTCCAAGTGAGCGTGGACGCAACCGCTGGCACGTCGTCCTACACACTGGTGATGTATGGCGATTGATCCGGGCCGCCTCCGCGAGCGAGTCACGATCCAGAGTGCGACCGAGGCTCGCAACTCGATCGGCGAGGTCGTGCAGACGTGGGGCACGTTCGCCGAGGTCTGGGCGAGCGTAGACGGGCTGTCCGGTCGTGAGGTGCTCCAGTCCGGTCAGCAACAGACCGAGGTGACGCACCGCGTGCGGATGCGATACGTGACCGGGCTGACGCAGCGAATGCGGCTCTCGTGGCGTGGCCGCATCCTCGAGATCACGTCGCTGCTCGAACACAACAACCGCACCGAGCACGAGCTCCTGTGCGTGGAGGCGATCGACTGATGGCGACCGCAGGGATCACGATCACGGCTGAGATCGCCGGGCTGGAAGAGCTCCAGAAAGATCTCGGCACGATCTTCAAGCCAGAGCAGAAGGCGAAGATTATCGAAGATGCGATGAAGAAGGCTTTGGCTCCTGCGCTGGAGCGACTCAAGGCGAACACGCCGGTCGGCCCAACGGGAAACCTGTTTCGGGCTGCGACGATCAAAGTCGTGCCATACAGGCGTGACGGCAACGCCGCAGGACTCCTCGGCTACACCCGTGCCGACAGGGAGAAGTCGCAGTCGGCACAAGGCGGCAAGCGGCGTCGAGGCAAGGATCTTGCCTACCACCAGTACTGGCTGGAAGAAGGCACCGACGACAGCACGATCAGCAAACTCTCGAACACAGCGTACGTCCGAAAGTCGCACGTCAGGCGTAACCGCAGCGGCAGCGTCACGACCGTCAAGGCCCACGATGTCAGCGGGCAGAACGCCTACTACGCTTCGAGCTTCAACAAACTCGGTCCTTTCAAGTTGAAGCCGACGCAGCGTCCACGGAGAGGCGGCGGCAAGCAGGAAGTGCAGACCGACCCGGCATCGCCGCAAGCGTTCTTCAAGCGATCCGCTACGCCGATCACGATCAAGGGGATGCGGGCTGGCGGAAGGTCCGGGCAGCCTCCTCTAAAGACCACTTGGGAGCAGACCTCGACCACGGTCGCCGAGATCCTCCAGCGTGAACTGCGTATCTCGCTGGAGCGTGCCCTCGACACGCTGACCCGGTCGGCCACGGGGAATCTGTGATGTCGTTCAAGTCACCAGAAAAAGCCGTCGCCGACGCCCTGCTCGCCGACACGACGGTGGCTGCGATCCTCGGCACCCGAATCTACCCGGTGCTCGCCCCTGCCTCGGCGGCTCTCCCGCTCGCGACGTGGCGGCGTCAAGCGGTCACCCGCGAGACGACGCTCGGCAACACACGTGGCGGGCTCCCGGTCGTGACGCTCGCCTTGGAGCTCTACGCCGAGACCTATGAGGCGGTGCGAGAACTGGCCGACGCCTGCCGGTCGAAACTGGATGGGTGGGGGAATGCGGTGTCATCATCAGTATCAGTGCGACACGTCGCGCTTCAGAACGAGCAAGACGGGTTCGTGCAACTGGCAGGTGGCGACCTGCCTCCGGTGTTTTCGGTGACGCAAACGTACACGATCCTCTGGCAGGAGACCTGAGCGATGCCCGATCCCTCGACGCCTCATGACGGTGCCGGAACAGTCCTCAACCTGTTCGGCACCGTCTACACGGTGACCAACATCGTCATCAGCAACACGAACCCCGGTGCTGCCGCCGAGGCGACCGTGGACGTGGGGCATCTCGGCCAGACGACCGGCGAGACGCTGGCGACGCTGAGTCGTCCGCTCGTGATCCCGGCCGACGACGGTGGCACGGGCCGCTCGGTCACGTTCGATTATCTCGGCAAGACGATCATCCTCGACGCGGCGACGGGCACGATCACGATCACGACCGGCGGCACCACGCTGATCAACGGCAAGGCCGCCACCGTGTCGAGCTCGACTCTGACGCTCGCGACGAATGACGCGATCCGTGGTCAGGCGACGATCACCGTGGCTCGCTGACCGTGACGGAGGTCCGTCATGGCTACGCGAGTCTCGGGAGTTGCTGTCACGTGGGGCGGCACGCAGGTCGAGCAGGTGTCAGACGCCACGCTCGACCTGGTCCGTGAGATGCCGGTTGCTCGCACGGCACGGTGGACGCTCGATCTGGGCGAGGTCACGCTGCCCGCGTTCACTCGGACGGCGCTGCCCGAGAGCCAGTACGGCGTGCGGGCTCGCCTCGTGATCACGGCGCAGAACGATCAAGGCACCGCCACGTCGAGCACGTTCACTGTGTTCGACGCTGACTGCGTCTACCTCGGTGCCGAGGTGCGTGGCGAGCTCAACGGCGTCTGGCAATTTGACCACCGGTTCAGAGTGATGGATACGGTCGGGATCAACAGCACGTATCCATCGTGAGGTGAGTGACACATGGCGACACTGACGGCAGAGCAGATTCTCGCGAGCAACGACGCCGGGCTCATGGGACCGATCACCGTGCCCGAGTGGGGCGGCGACGTGTTCATCCGAGTAATGAGCGTCGGCGAGCGTGACTCCTACGAGCGTTTGTGGATCGGCAAGAAGGATTCGGGAATTGAGAACTTCCGATCGGAGTACCTCGCCCGCTGCCTCTGCAATGAGAAGGGCGAGTTGCTCTTCACCCGCGCCCAAGTCGTCGCGCTCGCGAGCCGCAGCGGTGCGGTCGTTGGTCGTTTGTTCGACGCGGCACTGAAGCACAACAACATGACGGAGGCCGATGTCGAGCAGTTAGCAAAAAACTAAACGCCTCGCCATCGCGTCGGTTTCTCTTCGCGCTGGCGGGGCATCTGCGGATGACCGTTCGCGAGTTGTGTGAGCGGATGGATTCGCGGGAGTTGTCGGAGTGGATGGCTTACACGAGGTATTTCGTCCCGCTCTCTGACCCGTGGCTACAGACAGGACTGCTCGCCTCGATCGCGATGGCACCGTACACCGATCCGAAGAGAGGCAAGCCGCCGACCGCAGAGGATTTCATTCCGAAGGCTCGGCCACCGCAGCACGAGTCGCAGGACCGCGAGGCGATCCTTCGGCTACGGCGTGAGATGGGGATTGTGGACTGATGGCAAACATCCTCGGACTCGCGCTGAAGATCTCAGCCGACTCGACGCAACTGAAGCTCACGCCCGCAGAGCGTGCTCTTCAGACGCTCGGTGCCGAGGCGGCGAAGCTCACGAGCGTCTTCGAGCAGTTCACAGGCGAGAGCACAGCGGCAGCGACGGCACAGCAGAAGTTCGCTACCGACCTCGCATTCCTGAACTCGGCGCTGAAGACCGGGCAGATCACCGCCCAGCAATACGCCGAGGAGTTCGCGAACCTCGCCCAGGCGTCGGAGCAGGAAGCCACCGCGCTCCGCGAGGCAGCCCGAATCACCGAGTCGGTGCGGACGCCGTTCGAGCGGTTCCAGCGGACGGCGGGCGAGCTCTCCGTCCAGCTCGAAGCGGGACGCATCTCGCAGGAGACGTACAACCGGGCGGTCGAGCAGGCGTCGAAGGGATTGACGGACGCGGAGCGTGCCGCCGCTGGACTCGCGGTCCAAGACCGTGCCATCGAGGAAGCCGCAGCAGCCGCAGCCGCAGCGGAGTCGGCTCGCGTCGAAGCACTGCGGCGAGGTGCCGCGATCACGGCATCGCTCCAGACGGACGAAGAGCGACGCGCTGCGAGGCTTTCTGAACTCGACGATCTTCTTCGCGCCGGTGCGATCTCGGAGGAGACGTACACACGCGCCGTGGAGCAAGCCAGCGGCGTGCAGGAAGCAGCAGCCCGTGCGGAGCAGGAGCGGCAGAGGGTTCTGGAGGAAGGTCGACGCATCACGCAGCAGTTTGCCACCGTTGAAGAACGTCGGGCTGACGAGCTCGCCAACCTTGATCGATTGCTCGCCGCCGGTGCGATCTCGCAGGAGACGTACAGCCGGGCATCCGCAGAGGCGAGCGGTGCGAACGAGGCAGCGGCACGTGCCGAGCGGGAGCGAGCCGACGCCACGGCAGCGGCGAACAGAATCATTCAGGCTGGGATCACTCCGCAAGAGCGGTACGACGCCGCAATCGTAGAACTGCGAGGGCACCTCGAAGCTGGTCGCCTGTCGCAGGATCAATTCAACCGCGCGACGGAGCGGGCACGGCAAGACCTCGACCGCACGACAACTTCGGCGCGGGCGAACGACCAAGCGTTGCAGGGTATCTCGCGTCAACTCACGGTCATTTCTCGGCTTCAGATCGGCCGTGCAATCGTCGATGGGTTTCAATTGCTTGGCGGTGCGATCCGAAGCGCCACCGGCCAGATCAGCGGCTTCGTATCGAGCGTCTCCACGTCGCTCGATACCCTGAACGACCTGAGCAATCGGATCGACGTGCCGGTACAACAACTCCAGGGGCTCGGGCTCGCCGCGAAACTGTCTGGCGTGGACACGGAGCAGTTCGCCACGGCGGTGACGCGGCTCGGCGTGTCGATCGGTAAGGCTGATCCAGGCGGCACGTTCGACAAGACCCTGCGGTCTGTCGGCGTCTCGCTCGCCGAGATTCGCGGGCTGCGGCCCGAGCAGCAGTTCGAGCAGATATCGGCTGCGATCGGTGCGTTGCCGACATCGGCCGACCGTGCTGCTGCAGCCGTCGAGATCTTTGGCAAGCAAGGTGCGGCACTCACGCCGCTGTTCAAGGAGGGCGCTGCAAGCGTCGAAGAGCTCACGGCACGAGCCGAGCGTCTCGGCATCATCGTGAGCGAGGATCAAGTCTCTAATATCGCCGAGATGAACGACGCTTTTGATCTCGTGAGCGCGACGGTCGAAGGCATCATCGGTCAAGTGACCGGCAATCTAGCGCCGGTGGTCACCGCGATCGCTGACGAGTTCCTTTCGTTTGTCGAGTCGTTTTCTAACGCGGACGGCGGGGGCGGCACGGCGATTGCGGATGCCATCACTGACGTGCTGCTCAACGGTGCCGAGTTCCTTGCGGGTGTGTTCGATTCGTTCGTGTCGCAGTTCGGCGGGCTGTCCAGTGTCCTTGTCGATGCGGGCGCTGTCTTTCAAGCGACCGGCGAAGTATTCACGATCGTCTATGAGGGGCTGCGGGTCATTTTCAATGCGTTCGAGATCGCGGGTAACTCTCTCGCCCTTGCTCTCGGCAAGGCGCTTGAAGCGATCGGATCGTATCTCAACTCGGACCTCGAAGCGTTCGGAAAAGACCTTGTCGCCGCGAGTCAGGCGTCTATCGATCAGAACGCAAAGGAGCTTCTCGATGCGGCCAGCGGAGTCGCCGACGCTACAGAGCGGTTGCTGACAGGCGCAGACGCAGAGAAAGCCGCAGCAGGCCCGGCTGAGCAGTTCATCGAGGGTATGAGGAGCCGGATCGAGCAGGCACGCTCCCCTGAATTCAAGGTCACGACGAACATCGAAAAAACTCGTGAGGCGTTCGACGAGTTCTTTGGCGGCATCGTCGATGAATCCAGCCGCGTGACGGGCTTAATGCGTGAGTTCGAGGCGGCCGTCGCCGACGCACAGGCAGACGCCACGCTCACTGCGGATGAGATCGCCCGCATCAACGAGCTACAGGGTGGCGTCAACGCTGCGATTCAGCAGGAGCTCGCCCTGCGAAGCGAGGCCGCAGCGTCCGCTCGTGAGCAGGCTGACGCTGACTCGAAGCGTATCGACTCACTGCTAAAGACCACCGACGCCACACAGAAGATCATCGACGACCTGTCGGCCGTAGAGCGCGAGATTGCCCGCGTACAGCAGGAGATCGCCGAGACAGGCACGGGCGACAGCGGAGCCGCACAGGGGCGGCTCGAAGAACTGCGGGCGCTGCAGGGTCAACTTGACGAGCAACTGCGGGCAGCAGCCCAAGGGTTTGAAGGCGGCTTCCAAAAGGCGTTCGAGGCGACGGGCCAGAACTTCAACCGGCTCGCGGAGCAGGCACAGCAGTTCGGCCAGGCTGGATTCGACGCCGCCGCACGTCTACAGGAAGGCATCGCCGCCGCGCAGGAGCAGGCGCAGGATGGCATCCTCAACCGCGAGGCGTACGAAGCCGAAGTCGCACGACAGCAGCAACTATTCGAGCAGGAGGTCGCGAACGTCAAGGCGGTCGCAGACGAGCGGCAGCGAGTCAACAACGCCGTTGACCAAGCGGTCAATCTCGCGAGGTTCGGCGGCGACCAGCAACGCCTCGCAGCGGCGCAGCGAGTTGCCGAGTTTGAGCGCGAGATCATCCGGGTGCAACAAGAGGTGCAGACGGCGAGGGCTGCGGGCGACCAAGTCGCGGTGAATGCCGGTGTTCAGCGGCTCGGGCTGCTCGATCAAGTCGCAGCGAAAGAGCGTGACGTGGCGAGCGGCAGGCAGCAATTCGAGCAGCAGATCGCTCAGCAGCGAGAGCAGTACTTGCAGGCGTTGAACGAGCAGCAGAAGAAGGCGGAAGAGGAGCAGAAAAAGTTTGCCGAGGAGCGGGCGAAGGCGATCGAGGCAGAGAACCAGCGACAGGCCGCTCGTATCCGTGAGCTCAACACGCTCGGCTCCGGCGTCATCCAGGGAAACGACCTCCGCACCTCCGAAGGCGCTGCCTTGTTCTTGAACCTCGCCGCGAACCGGCAAGATCCGGCGCTCATCGAAGCACGGCTGCAAACGAAAGCTCTTCAGGGGCTGCGGCAACAGGTCACGCAGCTCGTCGAGGGACTCACTGGTCTGCCCACCGTACGCATCCCCGGAGCGCTCGGCTAATGGCTGTTGCACACCATCGCGAGCTCCCGCGCTCAAACAAGTTTCGCTTTGGCGAAGGTCGCGACCTCACGCGTCAGTTTGTCGTCACGCACGACGGCACCGGGCAGGCGACCACTGCCAACGAAGTATCGGCGGCGCTGTCGTTGGAGCTCGGTGTGGCACACCCCGAGTACACCGACAACAAATGCATCGAGATCGAGTACGAGGAGAACTACGAAGGCTCTCAGTATCACTCGCTCGTAACCGCAAAGTACGCAATCCCAGGCGGCGGCAGCGATCAGATGCTGCACCCGATCAATCGTCCCGCGCAGTGGACGTTCACGACGCAGGGCGTCACCGCCCCGGCGTTCTTCTACTACTACGGTGTTGGCAACGGCGACCAGCGGCCGCTCACAAACTCGGCATTTGACTTTTTCGAGGGGCTGACCTCCGACGAGGCTCAGTGCAAAATCGTCATCTCGCAAAACTTCTCGACTTTCCCGGCGGCACTCGCAATCGAGCTCACGAACACGATCAACGCGACGCCGTGGATAGGAAGCCCGCTGCACTGTTGGAAATGCCAAGGCATCAGCGGCGAGCTCAAGTACGAAGAGTTTGGCGGCTCTGCGATCAGATACTGGGCAGTAAAGGTCGAGTTGCTCTACCGCCAGACCGGGTGGCCGCTGCAACTGCCCGACGTTGGGTTCAACTACCTCGACGGCGGGCAGAAGCGTCGCGCGATGGTGTTCGATTTTGAAAATGCCGAGTGGGTCGCATCCTCTGGGCCGGTCGGCCTCGACGGGTACGGCAATCAGACGCTCGGAGCTCCGGCGATCCTCGGTCGTCGCGTCCATCGCGAGGTGGATTTCAACACGTACTTCGGCTATCCGCCCGCATAGGAGACTCATCGTGCCAGACATCACGTACAGCGTGCAGGTCAGTGCCTCGCGTGGCGCTCTCGTGCAGCAGTTCTTCGCCAACGGCGTCACGACCGACATGAGCACGACCGGCGTGCTCGCCGCGACGCTCGATCTCACGACGGCGACGAGCCAGTTCGTAACGAGCGCCGCCTCGACGCTCGGGCTCTGCTTCGCCCGCTCGCTCGTCACATCCACGAACCAGACCGCCACGGTGTCGTTCGGTCGCCTCGACGGCACGACGCTCCACGAGACGGTTCGGCTGCGTCCCGGCGATGCCGCCCTCTTCCGCCTCGCTCCCGGCAACTACGGTGCGAAGGCGGCGGCGACCGGCCGCCTCATGCTACAGGTGCTGGAGGACTGAGCGTGGCTGGCGGGCCGACATTCTTCGACGCGGAGTCGGCCGTGCGCATCGCCAATGCGGTGCGGAAGGTCGAGATCGGCGACCGCTCCGAGGCACCACTGCGGTTCGACACGGTGCCGCCGTCGCAGCAGCGGAAGACATTCCGCATCGCGACGTTTTCGGGTGCGTGGCCCCCAAACAGCACGAACACTGTGCAGATTGTATCGACCGGACAAACGGTCCAGGCGCTGAATCGCACGTTTCCGTTGTCTAGCGTTCCAGGTCACCTTCAAATCGCGTGCAGCATCGCCAGAGACGGCACGGCATGGCACCTGGTGGACGTTGGGAAAAACCAGAGTTTCGGTCACCTCTTCGCGGGCGGCTTCACGACACGCACGGTCGTTACCGACATGATCATCGCCGCGACGCTCAACACAACGAACTGCGCGATCACGGTTACGAAGACTCCAGTGACCGCCACGGTGACGATAGTGTTTTCGACCTACACGGCGTCCTTCCTATCGCTGGCTGGCATGACCTATCAGCCTGGAGCGTGAGTAATGTCGTGCCCGTGCTGTGCGCCAGCGCCAACGTGCACTGGATCGGTGACGTTTGTCCTGTCGAATTTCACAAGCACTGCGAAGTCGAACGGGCAGAACAACTTCCCGAACAATGATCCGAACGGAACGTACGTCGGGCCGCGAGACAGCGAGTGCCTGTTTTTCGCTGCCGGTGCTGAACGAGTGGGTTGCGTATTTCTAGGCAGCAACGCGCAGGGGATTCACTTTGTCCATTTCGCCCTCAACCTCCAAAGAACGATCGCGCCTTCAATTGGCTTTTGTGATGGCGGCGCGTGCTACTTGGAGTTCCAGGCGTCAAACAAGTTCCCGAATAACATCTGCAACGGCTTCGTCGCTCGCGTACCGCGCACGTTCACGCTCCAAGAACTGGTTGCGGGCGTGCAATTGACCTACGACGACTTCACACAGTGGTCGCCAATAAACTACCCAGGACTGTTCAACACGTCGTTCGACCTGTTCATGCAGTTGAATCCGCTGCCATGATTTCATGTCACTGGCAGCACTTGGCAGCACTATGCACGAGCCGTGGCTACACGCTGGACGAGGTGATGCCATGCGTCGTCGCGCAGGACGGCAGCCAGTGGACGATCGACACCGAGCACCCGGCGTATCCGAGGCACCCGAAGCCGGGATACGAGCCACCGTCACCGCAGCCTTCATCCGGCCCCGGCACCGAACTCTCAAAGTTACTCAAACGCTTCGGCATCGAGCCGACGCCGACCTGCCAGTGCCGAGCGAAGGCCGCTGAGATGGACGCGTGGGGTGCAGACGAATGCGAGAAGCCGGAACGCATCGAGGAGGTGGTCGCCGTGATGCGTCAGGAAGCCGAGGCTCGCGGACTCCCCTTCCTCGATGTCGCCGGTCGCCTACTCGTGCGTCGTGCGATCCGCAACGCCCGGCGTGCCGCTGCGAATTGACATTCTATCCACCATGGACGCAGGAGGACGGGTGCCGTGGCAGACGATCACGACATCACGATCGCGGGCCAGCGATGGCTCCTGCGTTTCACGCGGCTGAAGGGCCGCGCCGACGGCTGGACGTGCTATGACGAACGCCCGCCGAAGATGTTGGTCGATGAGCGGTTGAAGAACGGGCAGCGTCTCGAAACCGTCCTCCACGAGATCGCCCACGCGGTCCTCGGCTCCACGATCAGCGAAGAGACGGTGACCGAGCTCGCCCGCGTTCAGCGTCGTGTCCTCTGGCAGATCCTGCGATACCGCGAGGTGCCGCGTGGCGAGTAAGGCGAAGCCAACGTCGATCGCTGACGAGATCGTGGCGCGGGTAAAGAACTACAGACCCGGATTCAATGCGTGGCATTGCGACCTGCCTGCCGACGTGCTCGCGGAACTGGAAGCGCTTCGCGAGCGGTGGGTGAGCGGCGAACTCGGGCTGCAAAAGCGGGCGCTCGCGCGGTCGATCATTCAGTCCCTCAAAGATCGCGGGCTACCAGTGAGCGGCGTTCAAGGGGTCGAGCATTGGCTGTGCGCAAACAAGCGTCGCTAACCGACGCCGTCATCGCTGCTGCCGCGACGGCCGAGCAACTCGCGGCGGATGCCGAGGTCGCACGGCTGCGTGCCGAGGTGGCCGCGATACGCGGGCGATACAAGGCGGCGCTCGCTCAGATCGACCGCGAGCGGGAGCGTGCCGACGCGTTTGTCGGACTCCAAAGAATCGAGCCGAAGCGCCCGCTAACCAAAAGCGTAAAGGGGAAGCGTCACCCCGCGACGATGGTCGTGCTGCTCTCGGACATCCACTGCGAAGAGACGGTGCGGAGCGAGCAGGTCAACGGCCTCAACGCCTTCAACCTCGACGTGTGCGACGCCCGGCTCGCCGAGCTCTCGGAGCGATTCTTCGCCCTGCTCGAACACGAGCGGCAACTGTGCAAGATCGACCGCGTCGTCGTCTGGCTGGGCGGCGATCTTATCTCTGGGATGATTCACCCCGAGCTCGCCGAGGAGAACTCGCTGCACCCGCTCGCGGCGCTGCGATGGATCGGCGAGCGGCTGCGTGGGTTTCTTGACGCCGTGAGCGACACGGCCAGCGAGGTGCTCGTCGTCACGTCGTGCGGGAACCACGGTCGCACGACCGAGAAGCTCCGCACGAACGAAGCGGACACGTCCTACGAGCACCACCTCTACGTGACGATGGCGGCTGCGGAGTCTCGGAAGAACGTCACGTGGCTAGTCGGCGAAGGGCATCTCAACTACGTCGATCTCGACGGGTTCACGATTCGGTTCATGCACGGCCACGCGGTGCGATACCAGGGCGGCATCGGCGGCATTCACGTACCGCTCAACAAGGCAATCGCCGCGTGGGACTCGACGCGACGTGCGGACCTCACGTGCCTCGGGCACTGGCACCAATTCTCGTGGAGCCGCTCGGGACGGTACGTCACGAACGGAAGCGTGATTGGACCGTCTGCGTACTCTGTGCGAATCAAGGCGAGCTACGAGCCGCCGTGTCAGGCTGCGTTCGTGGTCGATCATCATCGACGCGAGGTGACGCGAGCCTATCCAGTGTTCTGTGATCGAGACCTCCGAGGAAAGACATGACCGCCACCACGCTCGAATCCGCCAACGCCGCACTTCGCAACGCCGTCGAGTCACGCCTCGCGGGACGCTCACCGATGGCGGCGAGCCTGGAGGGATGCCCGCCTGCACTGGAAGCGGCGACGCGGGTGCTCGGCGACGCGTGCTGCGAGACGACGAACCCTCGGTCGTCGTGCGCAATTACCGAGGGATCGGAAACGTACTCGGAGTGGACGCCGCCCGACTACACCGCGCGGGTCGAGGCGGTGAAAGGATTCGCCCGCATCGTCGAGGAGGCGAGGCCCGCGCGGCTCGCGAGGGGGACGCACCCGACGAGTCAGGCGTTCTTCGATTTGTGCGACCAGATGAAAGAGATGCACCGCCGAAAGAGCCGAGACTACGGGTGCCCGAGCGGCGAAGATCCGCTCGCCAACATTCGCAATGGAGCGAAGTTCGTCGGCATCCCGTCGTGGAAGGGCGCGATGGTCAGGCTCTCCGACAAGGTCACGCGGCTCGCCGCCTACAACGCGACGGGCCGCCTGGAGAACGAGTCGCTCGAAGACAACCTCTTCGACCTCGCGTCCTACGCCCTGCTCGCCTTGCTCTTGCACCGTGAGGATCGCGATGCCGAAGCGTGACTCGCACCCGCCGCTCACAGACGACGACCTCGCGCAGATCGAGCACCGCGCCCGGCGGTTCAGCGGTGCCTACACCGGCA